AGCAAAAAATGGCCGCATTGATTGGGAACTACAATCATTACCTTGGCATGATTCGGGCCGTAACTGGTTTGAATGAAGCCAGAGATGGCACCGTTCCGGATTCCCGCTCACTTGTTGGAGTTCAAAAACTGGCGGCTTTAAACTCGAATACTGCAACTAGACACATTTTAGATGGTTCGGTTTACATTACTAAGTCTATTGCTGAGGCATTGACCTGTCGTATTTCGGACATTTTAGAATATGCTCCTTACCGGGAAGAATTTGTCACGCAGATTGGCCGCTATAATGTGTCCTTGCTTGACGAGATTAAAGACCTCTACATTTACGATTTTGGCATTTTTATTGAGGTAGCTCCAGATGAAGAAGAGAAAAACCAGCTGGAGCAAAACGTCCAGATGGCTCTACAAAAAGGAGACATTAACCTGGAAGATGCTATTGACATTCGCGAAATGCGGAACGTCAAGATGGCCAATCAGCTTTTGAAGCTTAAAAGACGCAAAAACCTTGAGGCAACTCAGGCCCAAGAAATGCAGAAGCAACAGATGACCATTCAAGGTCAAATGGAAGCTCAGCGTGCGGCCGCTCAGACGATGATGATGAAAGTTAATGCCCAAGCAGAAGCCGACATGCGCGTTAAGCAGGCCGAAGTTGCCTTTGATATTGAGCGCATTAAGGCTGAGGTCGAAGCGAAGGCTACGCTTATGGAGCGCGAGTTTTCGTACAATATCGAGCTTGCAAAGGCCCAGGGCCAAGCTTTATCCGCTAGGGAAGAGGCCCGTGAAAAGGAAAAAGCCAAGCGCATCGGCATGCAGAACACGCAACAATCCAAGCTTATTGACCAGCGCAAAAACAACTTGCCTCCAATAAGCTTTGAATCCAACGAGGACAGCCTCGATGGCTTCGATTTGGCGGAATTTGAGCCCCGCTAAAATTTTATATCTTTGACCCTAAATTCAATCTAATGGAAAGCATTACAGTCAGAGTCCTTGACTCGGATGGGCAACCATCTGTTCAAGAAAAAGAGCGGCAGAATCAAGCTTTGCTTGAGGAGCAGCAACGGCAACAACAGCAGCAACCGCCCGCCCCGGAAGCTGCGCCGAAACCAGTTATCGAAGAGGGCGACGTTCTTTCATTTATTAGAGAAAGGTACAAAAAAGAGATTTCCTCTATTGACGACCTTCTTGTTGCGCCTCAACAGCCAGAACAATTACCCGAGGACGTGTCTGCATTTCTTAAGTATAAGAAAGAGACCGGTCGGGGAATTGGCGACTTTATGAAGCTCAATCAAGACTTTGACTCGGCTGACCCCGACCAACTTCTTTTGGACTACACAATAGCCCAGGAAGAGTATTTGGACCGGGAAGACGCCGTCGGAATCCTAGCTGACAAGTTTGGATACGATGAAGACTTAGACCAAGATGTCGATGTCAAAAAGAAAAAGGCCGCCAAGAAAAGGGAATTAGCGAAAGCAAAAAAGTATTTCAACGATTTGAAGGAGCAGTATAAGGCCCCGCTTGAGTCAAGAGGGGGTTTGCCCGACGAGTCGCCAGAATACAAACAATACAAAGAGTACCTTGACAGGGCCAATAGCGAGCAGCAAGAGGCACGTCGGAAAGGGGAGTGGTTCCAAAAGAAAACGGAAGAACTTTTCTCGCCTGAGTTCAAAGGTTTTGAGTTCGGTATAGGCGAAAAAAAGTACACTTACATGCCCGGCGAAGCTTCTGAAATCAAGAGTCAAAACGCTACTCCGGTAAACCTTATTTCTAAGTTTATCGATGAGCAGGGATTGATTAAGGATGCTGCTGGTTATCATAAGGCTCTCTCAATCGCAATGAATCCGGACAAGTTTGCGAAGTTCTTCTACGAGCAAGGCATAGCCTCTGCTACTGAAGACATGGCTAAAAGGAGCAAAAACGTCACTATGGACGTAAGAACTTCTGGACAGCCCGTAAGCACAATCGGAGGAGTTAAGGTTGCGGATGTAAGCCCGACGTCGTCAGGAACGGGATTAAAAATCAAAGCCTTTAAAACCTCTTAAACCATGCCAGTTTTATCATCCCCCACATTTGCGTTACAGCCGAGTATTAACCGGCAAGTAACTGCTACCAATTACATCAACAGCGAAAACTTCAACTTCCTTAACCAATATCTTCCAGATATTTATGAGTCGGAATTTGAGCGCTATGGGAATCGCAGTATCTCCGGATTTTTGCGTATGGTCGGCGCCGAAATGCCTTGCGCATCTGACCTTATCAAATGGGCAGAACAGGGCCGTCTGCACGTTAAGTACACCGCTTGTACAACGACTGCTGCCTTAAACGCAGACACTGCTACTTTCACGATTCCAGCAACTGCTCCCACTCAGTATCAAACTCCAGCAAGTAACCCTCTTTTTGGTGGTGGTCCTCTTGCTACAAATAACGTAAACGGTATTCGTATCGGTCAAACCGTTCTTTGTCAGCAAGAAAATGCTGCTAACGTACTTCATGCTATCGTTACAGGCGTAGGTACTGCGACAATCGACGTGTCTTTTTATGAAGCTAACGGTATGCCTGTCGCTGGCTCTGGTACAACTTGGACTATTTGGATTTACGGTTCTGAATTTACAAAAGGTACTTCCGGAATGAGTGCTTCCGTACAGTCTTTTGACATTTTCAAAGACAATAGCCCAATCATCCTGAAGGACAAGTTTACTGTTACAGGTTCTGATATGACCCAAATTGGTTGGGTTGAAGTAACCACTGAAAACGGAGCTTCTGGATACCTGTGGTACATGAAGGCCGAGCACGAAACCCGTCTTCGTTTCGAAGACTATCTCGAAGCATCTATGCTTGAGGCTGTTCCTGCTGAAACTAACTCTGGAGCTGCGGCTCTTACTCCTTCTCTAAAAGGCACAAAGGGCGTCTTTTTTGAAGTTGCTCAAAACGGTAACGTATTTAGCGGTGGTTTCCCAACCAGTCTTGTTGACTTTGACTCGATTGTTCAGCGTCTTGACAAGCAGGGTGCCATTGAAGAAAATGCGTTGTTTGTAAACCGCGCTGCTTCTTTTGCCATGGACGACTTCTTGGCTGCTCAGAACTCTTATGGTACCGGCGGAACTTCCTATGGTCTGTTCCAGAACAGCGAGCAAATGGCCTTGAACCTCGGCTTCCGTGGGTTCCGTCGTGGTTACGACTTCTACAAGACCGACTGGAAATACCTGAATGACCCCACCATGCGCGGTCAAGGTACTGCCTCCGGAACCGTAGGTGGCGCAATCAACGGTATGTTGGTTCCTGCTGGAACTACCAATGTGTACGACCAGGTCATGGGCCAAAATGCTAAGCGTCCTTTCTTGCACGTCCGTTATCGCCAAACCGAGTCTGAAGACCGCAAGTTTAAGACTTGGGCAACTGGCTCTGCCGGTGGCGCTGCAACAAGCGACCTTGATGCAATGGAGGTTCACTACCTATCTGAGCGTTGCGTTTGTACTCTTGGCTCAAACAACTTCTTCTTGTTCAGAGCTTAATCGTGATTACCAAAGGGGGTGTGTCCGAACACACCCCCTCTTTTTTTAACTCTTAAATCCCAATCAAATGCCTAAAATCTATAAGTTAATCGGAGGGTCTGCGCCTATGAGCTTTATGCTTGCCAGCAGAAATACAGTTGCAAGACGTCTTTACCATTTTGATGGAAAGGTAAATCGCGAGTTACGTTACGCTCGTAACCAAAAAAGCCCGTTTGTTGATGAACAAGACGGTAATTTTATTTTGGAACCTATCATTTTTGAGGATGGGTTCTTAAAAGTTGAAGACAGCAATCCAGTTCTTCAAAAGTTTTTAGAGGTCCATCCTGACAATGGCTCTTTATTTGCGGAGGTTGACAGCAAAAAAGATGCTCAAAAAGAACTTGATTATCTTGAAATGGAGGCCGATGCTCTTTCTAAGGCAAGGACCTTGGATATTGCCATGATGGAAAACGTGGCTCGAGTAGCCCTTAATATTGACCCGTCCAGGATTAGCACTCAGGAGCTTAAGCGGGACATCATTGTTTTTGCTAAGCACAATCCGGAAGACTTCCTTTCAATCGTAAACGACCCTAATGTCGCTCACGATGGTTTAGTTGCCCGGTTATTTGACTATGGCGCCCTTGTGACAAAGCGCAATGCGGTTCATTACAACCTGCCGAGCAATAAGTCTAAGCTTCTTATTATTCCAACTGGCCAAGATGCACATGAAGCCGTTAGCTCGTTCTTTATGACCGAAGAAGGCGTAGAGGTTATGACCACGCTCGAAAAATACATCTCTCAATAATTAGTATATTTGCCCTATGAATAACTTTCTCAAAATAGCAAAGAGCTTAAATAACCTGCCGACAGGTCAAGGTATTTGCTCAACTTTGATTAACCCAAAGTATGTTTCATGGGTTTATTCAACGGCAAACACAAACATTACCATTCATCTTAATGGCGGAGTTAATTCATCCGCTGATAGAATCACAGTTACACTTCAAACTGGCGGAACTCTTCAGCGAAATGCGTTTATTAATGCGATTATTGAGGCTTCAGCTTCAGCAACTTCAAATGCGTCTTCGGTGTATACGCTTGATTTTCTACCATCAACAACCTATACATACGCTTTATCATAATTATTATGGCAAAATTTATTCAGTATCCATCTGAGTTTAGTAATACAAACTGGACTTCGGTTGCCTACAATAGCACCGGGAATGTTTATGTCGCTGTGGGTAACGCTGGCGCTTATAGGGTTGCTAGAAGCAGCGATGGCGGTGTTACATGGACCTATCCATTGGGGTTAACTGATGCGGCACAAACACGAACATGGTCCGCAGTTACATGGAATGCAGGGGCTAGTATGTTTATCGCTGTTGCATCAGGAACTGGAACTGGAAGAATTATGACCAGTCCGGATGGAACTACTTGGACGGTTCGCACATATTCCGCCGGCCAGCAAGCCGTTAGCTTTAATGCAGCGGCGTCAAGTTCTACTAGGACCGTGATTGTTGGTGGTGGTGGAGCTGCGACTGACCAAACCATTACCACTACGAATGGCACGGCTTACACTTCAGTAGCATCTCCGGGAATACGAAATTGGACTGGGGTTTCATGGAATGGAACAGCCACTTCAACATGGGTTGCTGTTGCAAGTGATGGAGCCGCGGCTGGTTCGGTTATGACGAATAATGAAGCTGGTTTAGCCGCCGCAACTGCTTGGACTTCACAAACTGCCGCAACCGCTCCTACGACTAATCCGTGGATTTCCGTTGCTGCTCAACAAGGAGCTTCGGGGACAATGGTTGCAGTTGCTAGTAGTGGAACGCTAGCAACAAGGGTTATGAGAAGCACTGATAACGGAGTCACTTGGGCTTCTGTTGACCCAGTTATTGATGTCAATTTCACTTATGTTTTTGCTACTAGCGATGGTTTTTACGCCCTTGCAAACACGGGTACTCAAACGCAAAGAATTTTGACTAGCTCAACTGGGGCTACTTGGGCGGCTGGGGCCGCATTGCCAACGACATCTAATAGGTGGGCTGGAGGTACTTCAAATGCTTATAGTAGCCCGAGCGTTGTCGTTTTTGTTTCTAATTCGGGTGGGTCAAGTCGGATTTTAAGAATGACAAACTCAGTGCTAACCTTGAGCGCTCCAATCGAAATTAATGACTCCTATACAAGGGTTAGAACGGATTTGCCGACATATATCAATCTTGATAAATTAATGGCCCTTATTCCAGTAAGTGAGAATCAAATTGATTTGCCACTAGCTGCCGCGAGTTCGGCTCAAGATGTTGTGACACTTACTTTTGGGGCTGACTCAACCGGTGTTACGCATGAGATTATCGTTCAAGACATTATTAATGCTTCATCCGCTAAGTCTTCGACATCTTTATTTGGATATATCGCATCAGAACTTCCACAAAACAGAACAGTAACTGTAACAAGAGCATAGTATGGCTAAATATTTGAGAATCCCAAGCACGGCTCAGGCCACCACAACAAATGGAGATTTCTTCATTGATATTGACTCCATTCTTAGCATTGTCCCAGTGAGTGATACCGTCCTTCATATTAATGCGGACATCCCAGACACGTCTAATGACACACTTGTTTTGACGTTTAATAATAACTCTCCTGCTCCAACTAGAGTTTTGCATCAGATTGTTTGTGATGCTATTATGGAAGCAAATGCCTACACCAAAGGGGGGGAGCCTTATGTTGATTTGCCTTTAATGCCGGCCATTGGCGGTACTGCTACAACAATCACTTTAACTTTTGTATAATTATGAAGTCACTAGTCAGATTCGGCTCATTAACCGCTGCTAATACCGGATATATTGATGCTAATTCAATTATTTCTATTGTATTTGCAAGCGCTACTTCCATAGTTGTTACTTGTAGCCCATCAAGAACTATTACTTTTACAGTAACTTCCGACAGCAATTATGTCATTCATAATTACATTGCGGATATTTTGATTAGCGCAGCGCAAACTAGTTCTAAGCCCGCGCAAAGTGGATACGCGCTTGTTAGCATACTGCCATCAATAACTATTGGAGCTACTACCTATACAGTTTCATTTGCAGTAGCATAGTTTTAATCCTTACTTTCAAAGCCACCCCCTGAATCTCAGGAGGGTGGCTTTTTTATTACCTTTGTGTATGGCCGAATTTATGCAAATTAACTTAGCAGCCGCTCCGGTTCTTTTGAATCTGAAGGATATTAAGTTTGTTTCTTCTTCAGCCACAAACACGATTACGATTTATTATAGTGGAACCGATGAGGCTCTTGTGACTTTTTCGGCTGCTGATGCTTCTTATGGGTTGCAAAAGTGGTTTATTGGTCAAATAAAGGTTGCCATAGATTATGATGGTGCCGGATATATTTTGCCTCCATTGCCAAAAGTTCCAAATAATGATGCTGTAACCGTGTCTAGCGTTGTGTATCCATAATAAAGTATCTTTGGGACTATGATTGACGACGTAAGAAACGCGGTTCTTGCCATTGCAAATAAGAATAATTATGGGTACATAACCCCATCGGATTTCAATTTGTATGCGCAGCAAGCTCAGCTTGAGATATTTGAGGGATACTTCCAACTTTACAACGACCAGGTCCGCAAGGAGAATGCTAGGGCGTCTGGCACCGGGTATGCTGATATGAAGCAGATTACCGAGGAAGTTATTGACACATTTTCTACGGTTCAGTCATTGAGTCAGTATGCGTCATCTACTTTTAGTATCCCATCGGATTGCTATTTAATGATTAACGTGCTGTATGGCACTAAAATTGCCGATAAGGTTTCTTTGAATAAGATTAATCAGCTTCTGGCGTCAAACCTTACGGCTCCGTCTGTAACGTATCCCGCCTATATCGTTAACGGTGGTTTACAAGGAGCTCCTTTGTCGCTTGTTCAACGTATAACGATGTACCCAACCAGTATTACTAGTGGTGTATCGTTGCAGTACATTCGATACCCTCGCGTCCCTAAGTGGACATGGGTTTCATTTAGCACAAGTGGAGACCCTATTTTTTACCCAAGTGCGGCGGACTATGTTGACTTTGAGTTGCCTCAATCAGACATGCCGATGCTCATAGCGAAGATTCTACAATACGCCGGTATCTCTATTCGAGAAGGGGATGTGTATCAATTTGGACAAGCTACTGATACTGAAACGCAACAAAAAGAACGCTCGTAATGGCATACATAACTCAATATCAGTATTATGATAATGGGGGTAATTCGCCCCAAGATGCAAACTGGGGCAGTTATCAGTATGTGTCCTTAGAAGACATCATCAATAACTTTATGTTGATGTATCAGGGAAACCATGAGCTCATCAATAACATCAACCGGTATCAGATTCTTTTTTTTGCGAAAAGAGCTATTCAGGAATTAAACTATGACGCCCTTAAGGAAGTCAAAGTATTAGAACGCCCAATAGGCACCGACCTGAAACTCGTTTTGCCATCAGACTATGTTAATTGGGTCCGTATTTCTGCTGAGGTCAATGGGGTATTGTTCCCGCTTAGCGAAAACTTTCAGACCAATTTTGCCACGGCGTACTTGCAAGACCAAAACGGTCAGTTGCTTTACGACCAAAA